TATATCAGGGTGTAACAAGCTACAATACGTACTTTACGTCTACGTATTTTGATGCGTATCGAGTAATAAGCGCCGCTGGTGATAGAAACACTAGCGGGGCCACTTATGTTGCCTACCTCTTCGCCCATGACGCAGGAGGCTTTGGTCTGACGGGTACGGACAATGTGATTTCGTGTGGGTCGTTTACGACTGATGGCTTTGGAATTGCAACAGTAAACCTTGGCTATGAGCCTCAATGGTTGCTATATAAAGATATTGGCTCTGGTGGATATGATTGGCAAATTATTGACAATATGCGTGGCTTTACAACAAGCACCGCAGACAAATTGCTTCAGCCAAATACGTCTGCCGCTGAAAGTTCAAACAATATCGTAGGCCCAACAGCGACAGGCTTTCATTTTGATTTGCGTCCTGGAACCTACATTTACATCGCCATCCGTCGTGGCCCGATGAAAGTGCCTACTGTGGGGACGAGTGTTTATAACGCGTATGCTGCATCTGATGCAACCCTTCAAAATGTAGGATTTCCTGTCGATGTGTTCTTTGACTGCGTTAGAACCGGAGTGGCTTGGAACTTCCTTGCTGGATCAAGACTTATCGGAACGACAAATCAGCTTATAACATCAAGCACAGGTGCTGAAACAACCGTATACGGCCCGAGTGGTGGGTATGACAAACAAAATAGTTTTGCTCCTTCTGTTGGTGGTAGCGCAAATAATCTATGGTACGCGTTCAAACGCGCCCCAGGCTTCATGGATGTGGTGGCTTATACGGGGACGGGTAGTTACACAACCAAAAATCATGGTCTAGGCGCAGTTCCAGATCTTGTGATTATTAAACGCAGGAACGGAGTAGGAAACTGGTGGGTGTATAGACCCTCTACCGAAGCGGGTTATATGTACCTAAACGCCACGAACGCCATCAGTAATGTAGGAGGAGGTGGCAATTATTGGCCTGCAACTAACACTACTATAACAGCGTATCCAGATACTTCAGGCGAAACCTACATCGCCTACCTCTTTGCCTCCCTACCGGGAATCAGCAAAGTTGGAAGCTACACCGGGAATGGTTCAAGCCAGACAATCAACTGCGGATTCTCAAGCGGTGCAAGGTTTATTCTAATCAAGCGCACTGATTCAACTGGTGATTGGTATGTTTGGGATACAGCACGAGGTATTGTTGCTGCAAATGATCCTCATTTATCTTTAAACACGTCTGCTGCCGAAGTAACAACTGATGATAGTGTTGATACAGATTCAACTGGTTTTATTGTTAATCAAGTGGCAGCGACAAACATCAACGTGACATCAGCAACCTATATTTACTTGGCAATAGCATAGGAACAATCATGCAAATACGAATCAGAGAAACAGGGGCAGTAATGTACGAAAATGAATTTCGCACATTATTTCCTAACACCTCGCTACCGCAACAACTATCAGAATCCTTAATCAACGAACTCGGTGCTGATGTTGTTTTTGAAGGCCCACAAGCTACAGGTGGTACGGTATATCAATACAGTCAATACGCAGGGGTTGAGCAAATTGATGGCAAGTGGTATACCAAATATATTCTAGGCCCAGTATTTACAGACAACGAAGAATCGACAGCGGCAGAACAAGAAGCTGCTTATAAAGTATTAAAAGATGCTGAGCAAGCAAAGGCTGTCCGTGAGCAACGCAACAAGCTGTTAGCAGATTCAGACTGGACGCAATTAGCAGATGCACCTGTTGATAGTGCAATATGGACTGCGTATAGACAAGCTTTGCGAGATGTAACAAAGCAGGATGGCTTTCCTTTTAATATCGTTTGGCCTGAATTATGCCTGATTTAAATTGCCGTGTTGCTAAAATAGAGCAACAACAAGAAAACCAGACAGAAAGCATTGAAGATATTAAAAAAATGCTTGAAGAAGTCAGGGACACGCAAAAAGGACAGCAAGGATTTGTTCGCGGCATGGCGTTTACTATAACGGCAATTGTGTCTGCGGCAGGATTTTTCATTAACCATATATACAATGGCAAATAAATGGAACAGTTAATCTCACTTTTATTCTTAGCTCGTGATTTGGCGCACCGCGAGCATTTACGCACTGATTCATTTGCACAGCACATGGCGCTAGGTGAATTCTATGATGGCATTATCGACAATGCCGATGCCTTAGCCGAAGCCTACATGGGTTCTTATGGCGTTCTTAAAGACTTTCCTATTCAGGGAAGCCAATCATCCACGCCAATCATTAAAGAACTTGAAAAGCATGTGAGCTGGATTGATAGCAATAGATATAAAGCCTGCGACAAGGATGACACACCAATTCAAAATCTGATTGATGCTGCTGTCGAAACATATCTGACTGCTATCTTTAAATTAAAGAGGTTAAAATGATTAAATCATGGTTAGCTGAAAAATCAACGTGGCTAGGTATGTTTGCTGTTGCATCAGCATTTGGCTTTACATTAACCGAACCACAACAATACGCACTGGCAGCTCTAGGTGCTTCTTTAATGGCAATGAGGGATAGATAATGGAATTAATACTGCAAGATGTATTCAAGTTGATTGTTGATGTTTTGAAATACTTGGATATTACTAACGTTTTGGTTTGATGAAAGTCTCACAAACTTGTATTAACTTAATCCGCGACTTTGAGGGATTACGCTTAAAGCCTTATTTATGTCCGTCTGGAATTCCGACTATTGGAATCGGTTGTACTCGCTACGATAACGGTAAACCTGTGACTATGGCTGACCCTGCTATAACCACGCCAAAGGCAATAGAGTTGCTTAGAAACCGTCTGACGTATTGTGAGCAGGTCATTAACAGGCTGGTCACTGTGCCATTAACTCAAAACGAATTTGATGCGTTGGTTAGCTTTGTTTTTAATGTTGGCGAAGGTAATCTTGCTAATTCGACACTGCTCAGGATGTTAAATGCGGGTGAAGATAAAGACGAGGTGTCGGCTCAATTACTGCGATGGAATAAAGTAGGCGGCAATCCGGTAGATGGTTTAACAAGAAGAAGGCAAGCAGAGCGCTCGCTCTTTTTAAAATAAGCCCTGTTTTTTCCAGTATTCGGCCCTATCCGTGGCCTCAAGGCTTATTCTAAAAAAAGCCCGTGGGAGAAAACACGGGCTGAATAGGAGCATACACAATGAGAGTTGTATAGCGTTAATTATACACCAATAAACTTGCTTACGTCTGCTGGAATATACATCGGCCCTTTTAAAATTTTCCCGTCCTCACGTTTAGCAACCATGCCTGAGTCTGGGTTAATCTTGCTCATGTTTGAACACCAAACCGCATCCCAAGCGCCTTCTAAATCATATCCCATAGACAAACCATAACCTATTAAAACCACCATAACGTCTATCAACTCTTTTAGTTCGTTTTCCTTGCTTGTTGCTTCTTTTAATTCATCATATTCTTCATTTATTAAATCTGCATACAATATTGCCTGCCCTTCGTTCTTACCTTCCACTGTCTGGCCACACGCTCTCATGAATCTTGCTTGGTCTTGAAAAATACTCATGTCATACTCCGCAAATGTTATTGATTTCTTCAGTTGGTCTATTTAAGTCTTGTCCGTGTTTTACACAGCCCTGCTTTATCACCATTGGTACGCTATACACAGCGCCAGCACTAAGCAACAGACTTAAGATGATTATTGTTTTCACGTTTTTCCTTTTTTAATTGTCTTTTAAGTAGCATGATTTCTTGGTCTATTTTGCTCTTTTGTTTTGTCAGCATTTCGATTCTGTATTGCAAATAATTCATAACATTACACCTGCTTTCTTAAACCGTTTATTAATCTGTCTTTGCTCGTTTTCTAGCCGTTTTTGTGCCGCACATTCCTTACAGTATTTCTGCATCCTGTTTGTGCTAATCACATCGACTTTGCATACTTGGCATTTAATTTTTCTCTCTGTTAGCGTCCATGAGTATTCAACCATCACTCCCCCGTGGCTTTACGAATAGCCGCATCAATTTGAGCATTTCTAAACATTTGGTTTTCGTAACACTGCTCTGATTCTTCAAGCAAGCTCCTTGCTTCTATCAATGCCGCTAACAATTCAGGTGCAGCGGCTATTAAACTTGCGTTAGCAAAGGCTTCTTCAGTTGTTATGCCTTGGCCATTAACTGGATGAGGATCGCGCTGTGTTGCATGAGCAACTCCCCTGCCATTTGCTGAGTCAATTCGTGGGCATATCGTATCCACATCACTAACAATCCAAGGACCAGGCGTATGTTTTATCTTATTCATTTTTTTGCCTTTAACTTCGCATTTACCGTTTTCAGTTATAAAGCACGGTTCTTCTGGATGACATAAGGTTGAACATTCAGTCATCTCACTCTCCCTTAGCTTTGGCGATTGCTTTGGTTTTTACGTTTTCGATCCGCGCAAGGATTGCTCGGTGAATTGCGTGTGCAAAAGCGTGTGACGCTCCATTATCTCCATCACTATCAATCAAGGAATCAATCTCTTCATCCGTGAAAGCACCCATGATCGCTGCGAGTTGCTTACGGAGGGCTTCCAACTCGGCAATTCGCGCTTCCGTGTTTTGATTGGGCAAATTCCATCTGCATTGGCACAAAGCTATTACAGTTCCCATTGGTACATTGCCTTGATCGGGTAAGCCGCATGTTTTGCATACTTTCATCACTCCCCCTTAACTTTACCAGTTTCAGCAGCGGCTAACACTACCGCTCTACGGGTTGCTGCATATGGATCGTTGCCCTTTTCTGTTTGGGAAGTCCAGTCCCCGTAAACGATGACGCATGGGCATTCCAGAAAATCAAAGTCGCATTGAATATGCATATTCAACTTCACCGCCAGCCGCAAAGCATCTCCGTCGTCTATCAGTGGGTTCCAAAAATGTGTGGCTTCACCATCAAAAAACCAATAAGCATATCCTTTCCATTCATACTTGCTTAAATCAATCCCAGCCGCCTTAGCCGCAAGTTCTAATAGTTCTTTGTCACTCATCTCACTCTCCGTAATCTCTGTTTGAAAGGCTTAATCTCTGTAAGCCTCGGGAAATCAATTCTGCCTTCTTCTTCATGCAACATGGTATACAAATCAAGCAAAGCAAATGCGGCATCCCACTCCTCCGGATACGGATATGCTTCGCTAACCATATTTCTAATGCTTCCAGACGCTTTGCCTATAATCTCGCCTAGCTCGTCATAACTAAGGCCAGCATGATTGAGCTTAATTAGTACCATTGGCCAGTCTAAAGGTCTGTGTTTTGTTATAAAACGGTTTTTGTACATGATTTCTCACCCGTTTCTGAGTAGCACTTCTTTTTCAATAGCTCTAGCAAACTCAAAGTCTGCTTTACTGATAACACTTTTTCGTGAAGCTCGTATGATCATCATTCATCTTCATATTCTCCTAATAAAAGAACAGCAGGGATACCAATTGCGTAAGCCCTTTTTGTTGCATCAATCGGCAATCGTTTTCTAACACCTTTCAAAATTTCAATATAATTTCCTGAGGAAAGACCTAACACGAATGCAAAATCTCTTTTGGTTAAACCATATTGATCTCGTCTAAACTCTAAAGCATCGACCAATCTAACTGGCGATTTAACTTTTGTATTTAGCAGCCTATGCATTAACTCGTCGCGCGATTCCCTTTTGTAAGTATCCATTACTTCCCCTTAGCTTTAACGATTGCTTTTTTAATTTTTATTTAACCGGAAGATTTGTATTGCCTAATCTGATCCACAAATCAATCAAAGCAAAGGCCTTATTCCATTCTTCCGGTGCTTCATGCAAATCGTTAGCTATGCTTGTTATAGATGCTCTTGATCTTCCAGCAATCTCAGCTACATCGGCATATTTAATATGCTTACCAATGTCAGACAATAAAACCGCCCAATCAAGAGGTCTGTGTACAGTTTCAAACCGACGTTTCACAGCTATCCAGTTGTTTTTCGCTAAAAATATGCACGATCCCTTCTGCGTTTTCTACGCAATACCGCACCTGTCCTGATAATTTGTAGAAAGCGCAAATTACGACTCCGGTGAATGAATAATCACCACCTGACTTGATAACGTGCGTTCCTATTTCATACTTTGGTTGTATCATTCTCGAATACCTTTAATGTTTCTGTTGGAATTTGTTTAGCCTGCTTGTCTTTTGAAAATATCATTTCGTAATTATCTCGATATTGTTTGCTAGGCGCTTTGGTCTTTATCGCATCGCCTGTCACATCATTTGTTGTTGCCATCAGCGTTTAAACCTCTCGATCTCTTTGTTTGTTAGTGGTATCCATTCTGTTACATCATTAGGCTTGGCTTTTAAAACAGCTACATATTTCCCTAATACACTTTCGGCTAAAACCCCATGCTCAGGAATGTTTTCCCACCAATCTGGTTCTTTTGGTTTGCGTCTGAATTTTAAACTTTCACAATGCCACAATGGAGTTTCCCCACAATCCAACCATCCTATATCATCAGGGTTTGTAACATAGTTATTCTGAATCTCAGCACCTTCAGCCCACTCAATAATTAAATCCGCCCATTTATGTCTAGTCATTTTCTCTGCTCCTGTTTATAAAAATAATGCCTGCCAATCTTAGCTGTAATCTTGCCTTTATTCCGTGGAAGTCTGGCTTCCCAGCTATCAGCGTTTTTAGCCTGGTCATTAGTTTGTAACCTGACCACGTTTTCAGCTATCGACTGATAGTGGCTCTGTAACGCCTTTGGAACTGTTTTGCGTGTCACGCCTGTAATCTTACAGACTGCACGTTTCTGCACCTTAGACCTGTTTACACTGGCTTCAGCTACTGCTATCAAGCCTGTGACTGGTTCGCCCTGAGCTTCACTAAACATGATTTCACTCAGGCATTTAATTTCGTTTGCACTAACGTCACTTACAAGTAACGCCAACATGATTAACTTCTTCATGTGGGCTTTCCTCTTGGGTTATTAAAAAAGATGCCAGCTCTTACCCGACTGGCTTAGGTCGCTGTTCCCAGCCTGGTTCTTCCATGTCATTCGGCTTGTTAAAGTTAAATGATCCAGCAGCGATGGTTGATGATTGAGAACCACGACCTCACCATATTCTCAATTTTGTCTATGAGCGTGGATACCATCACGGCTGAGGACTGTGGCCTCCATCGGAACATCCAATGGCAATCCTCATGCGTCATGGTGCTGGTTATACGTCCAGCAACGTCAATCTTAATTCAATCCTAAAATTGCACTTAGCAAAATCAGGATTATAAACCCTGCCATTCCAAGGTACACTTTGGTGTCTTGTTTGGCCATCGCTACTTCAGACTCACATTGAGCCATGTAGCGGTTCAAAGCATCGCTTCTTAATGCTTTGGCTTGCATGGTTCTTAATTCACGATTTGATAATCTTGTTGTTGTATTCATTTGCTTTTTCTCCGATCTTCTTCTAATTGTTCAACCAAAACTGACTCAATCTTATTCCACCATTCATAGCTGATAATGTCGGTAATGTTTTGATCGCCAACATAAACGCCAGCTAAGACTGGATAGGTTTCTCCAGCATCGCTTTCTTCTACTTCCCAGAAGCAGTCGAAAACAATTCCTCCAAGCTCAATTCCTAATACGTCCATTTTTACCTCGCCCATGTTTGAGCATAAGACAAATTGCCTTGCGGTGTATTAACCACCACACGAACAACCCTGCCAACAGCCAATCGCTTGGCCGCTGCTTTACCTGCAACACGCAATGCACGTTGCAAGTTTTTGCAGTTGTAAGTTTCCACCAAACTGCCATTTACAAATACTTTAGTCCACATATCACTTTCTCCGGTTTTGTTGTTGTTGGAGCTTATTATCCATGTTTTTAAACACTGTGCAAGTTTTTTTTATCTTTCCAGTAAATAAATGCCTCAAACGCTGCGACATATCCCAGTGCAACACACACAAAAGCGCCAGCTTCCTGTGCCGCAAGCAGGTATTCCTGCTGACCTTCTTGCCATGATGACTTGGTGTGGTCTTGTCTTTTAAGCTCACAAACAAATGCAGGATTACCAGGCACAATAATATCCGGTGCGCCTTTGGTCATGCCTTCCGCTTTCTGCTTTGCAACTTGGTGAAAACTGCGCTTCCCTTCGTTCCTGATATGCGTTGCAATACGCCCATAACTATCTGGATATTCTCTGCGAATCTTGGCAAAGAACGTCACCGCTTCCGCTGTTTCTGACGGGCAATCACCACGGAATTTAATATCGCCATAAACTTTAATGTCAGGATGGAATTTCATCAGGTTTGCCGTTATATCCGTAAACGTTAAAAAAATCGCCTTTTTTTTGATAGGTCACGCTCACTGGCTGGCTTTTGAGTTCCATAAATTTTTTATGCTTTGGACTGCCAACAACTGCATAAACATCAAATGTTCTATGCTCAGTAACAAAGGTAATCTTTAAACAATCATTGCCAGCCTTACTAACCATAGGCTTGCACATCATGGATAAAACCTTGTCAGTCTGCACCTGTGTCGGGTCTTTCTTATGCGCGATAAAATCAGCGACTAACTTCTCGTTCGGGTCTATTAACTCGCCTTTACACTCGCAACAATAACGAGCTGCGATATCATTTTCAGCATTACAATGCACGCAAGGTTTAAACGTCCATCTGTATTCGCATCGCTCAAATCCACCGCCCTGCACAGGATCCCAGCCGTTACATCTGCGGCCAAAATGCGCTGGAGTAGCACCATGTTCTGTATCAATCGTATTGCCTTCCAAGTCGATAAAATAGCCATGAATGTTAATAGGCAGTTTTTCTGGATTGTCTTTTTTGGCAAAATAATTAGTGTGCTTACATTCAGGACATAAGCAGGCCAGCGTTTCTTCTGTTGCGCTTTTGGTTTTTTCTTTAATTTCAGGATTAAAAATATCCGAATCAGGGCAGTGTCGGTCTACATTCTCAGCGTAATCCAACACAAGGCAATTCTGCTTATTAGGTGCGACACGAAGACCACGCCCAATTATCTGCTGTAACAACGCCACAGACTCAGTAGCTCTTAATATGGCAATCACATCAACATGCGGTGCATCAAATCCTGTCGTTAATACTTCCACATTAACCAGGTATTTAATCCTTTTAGCCTTGAATCTTTCAAGAATTAAAGCTCTATCATGTTTGTTGGTCTTGCCAGTTACTATGGCTGATAACTTAGGCGGCAAACTCTCCATGATTTCTTCAGCGTGCTGAACGGTTGCCGCAAAAAACATCACGCCATGTCTATTCTGCGCCTGCATAACCACATCTGCCACGATTGCAGATGTCAGCCTGCCTCTACCGTGGTACGCCTTATCTATGTCGCTACTACTAAATTTACCCATGCTATTTAGCTGCATGTTTTTAGTTTCATAGTGACCAGAATTAATAGCGCCAACGACTGGCTGTGTTAAATAGCCGTTTTCAATCAAATACCGCGCTGGCAGCATATAGACACGCTGCATAAAATAACCATCATGGCCAGTGGCTATGCCGCGCTCGTCCTGTTTGTAGATATACCCAGTTCCCATGCGGTATGGAGTGGCTGATAAGCCGATCACACGCAAGTTTGGATTCTCAGTGCGAATAGCGTTAATGATTTCAATTATCGTGGGTGTTATCCGGTGGGCTTCGTCTAAAATAATTGCACAAAATTGATTGCCAAAACGATGTAATCTATTTTTAATGGTTTTTTCAGTACCAAACACCACGGGATGCTTTAAACATATTGCGCCTACGCTGGCGCTGAATAAAGAACATTGATTGCCTGTTGCTCTATACTTATCAGAATTCTGCTCTAAAAGCTCCTTAGACGGCTGTATGCATAAGATATGCTTTCCCTTGCTTATCTCATGCAGTGTATTAGCCATGGCCGCTATAACATGGCTTTTACCTGCGCCTGTAGGCAACTCTAAAACACAAGGCGCTTTATATTTACGCACCCATGCAATAGCGGCATCGTGGGCTTCTTGTTGGTAGGGGCGTAGCATTATTACCCCCATTGTTCAGCCATAGCATCGGCTATGCCTTGAAAAGTTTTTGCTCTGGCTTTTTGTCTATTTTTTCCACCTTTGTTAAACCAGTTTCCAGCAATTTTAGTGGACTCTCTTTGAGCAACAATGTTTGTCGGTATCAAATTTGGCAATCCTTTTAACCACAAACAAGTTCTTTTTTGAAATGGATGTCCATATTCATACGGCTGAATTATTTGGTTATATTTAGGAAGTTGAAATATTGTTGATGGAATAGGATTTTCAACTGCTATCAATGGAATATTTGCATTAAACAAAGTCATAAAAAAATCTTTTGCTTCCATGCCTTTTAAAAGTCTATTTTCATTCAATACGCCTTTAGGATAAAGATGAACAGCTCCAGCATTAGTAAGATAGGTGCAAGGCGGATGAGCAATCATCAAATCCCAGCCATCGTTAATAATATCTAAAACATTACCTTGATAATGATTACCTGGTATGTCGGTAGGCTCTAAATCACAAGACATTGCATAATGTCCTTTAGCAGCAAACGCTTCTCTAACAACACCGCTATATTCGCAAGCGATTAAAACTCTCATGACAACTTCCAATACTCAGTGGTAGCGCCTTGGTACTTGCTAAGGTCGGCATGTGGGATTAAATCCTTAACCACTTTGCTGTATGAGATAGCGCCAGCTTTAACAATCTTGGTCAGCTTGTGTCCGCTGATAATAGCGTTCTCACCGCCTGCCTCAGCTACAATCTTTTCAAGCAATTCTTTTTTATATTCCTCAAGGCGTTTAATCTGGTCTACTACTTGGAAATAATCATCGACCAATGGTGATTCAAAATCATTTAATGGTTCATCACGAATAGCCATGTATTCATCCCAAAACGCTTTTAATATTGGCGCATTGAGATTAATCCAGTCTATATCAAAATAAACATGTTCAAGTTTATGTCCATGTGCAGACCATTGGTAAAAAGCACAACGTGTACGGCCAGTGCATAAAAGTTGGATTTGTATCTGGGCGTAATAATGATGTTGCTCGTTTATGGATTTAAATTCACCGCCATCACGCAAGCTGTACGGGCATTTAATTTCAATAATCCCATCTTCACCAATAAGACCATCTGGGCTTGCGCCTAACCAATCTTCATAAGTAAAAAAACCGCACTTATCGACTGCTCTATATTCAAGAACGTAATCGGCTAACGCCAGAGGCTCATGCGTCACGCCATAATCTGTAGCAATATTGCCTGTAAATTCTGACGGCAATCCTTGGTAATCACGCACCATTTTACGCATAACATCCTGGCGCTTCATGTGCGGTGATAATCCTAATATTGCACCAACACTTGACGCTGTGACCAATCCCTTACGGGCGTTAAACCATTCTTCTGTTCTTTGTTCCATTGTTTATTCTCCGGTTAAGTGGCCGTCCTTGGCCGTTGTTTTATTTAAAAATCCTGGTCTGCTTCTGATGCAGCAGGTCTTGGTGCAGGTTTATTTTTAGGTGACACGGCAGAAATCCAGTTACCTTTTCTATCGTCCATTTCCCAGACCATCACCTTGATAAGCATAGGTTTGTTTAATAACGCTTTAGCCAATGCTGTGTCAGTCGGTTCTTCACCTGCCGCCATTAACTTTCCACCGCAGTTTGCATCAATAGCCGCCAGCATGCGTTTTGCTTTTTCAGCTTTTTTGGCATCCGTGTCGTAAACTTTTACTTTCTGGAATATCTTACGACCTTTATAAACAGCAGGTTCAAGCACTGTCCAGCGCAGATTGATATATTCTTCGCCTTGGTATTCTGTCCAGCCAGCATCGTCTAGCATCGCCACGCAGGTCGTGTCATGCGGGATAACTTCAATGGCTGGCGCGGCTTCAAATGAACCGTCTGTTTCGATATTATTAAAAAATGACATAAATTAAGCTCCTAATGTTGGAATAAAATTGACTAATGGGTTTTCGCCATTAATCACGGTTAAATCTTCGGTGATGCCGAATCTGTTTTTTGAAATGTTGGCGGCTGTCGCATAAGTCACCAGCAAACGAGTGCCATCTGAAAACGCTTTCTTACGCTCGCCATCGCCCTGGGTAAATGTTTCAAGTTTTAAAAAGCCCACAAGGTCAACATTATCAATGTAGTGGCTAACGGATTTCTTCTGCATACGAATGTTATAACGTGTGTATGGGTCGGCATCCGGCAGTTCAATAGTTTCTGTTTCAGCGTGCGCGATAAACACAATATGCATCCCGCGCTTTTCATTCAACAAACCTGCGGCCTTACGCACACGGCCATGATAGGCGGACAACGCTTGAAATCCTGCACCATAACCGCCTAACGCTTGGGCTATGGATTTTGGTTTTTTAGGGTCTGTGTCAACAATGTGGTTGCTGAATAAAGTATCCAGTTGAGTCACACTATCCAGAACCAGCGTTTTATAATCGTGTTCCTCTTTAATAAGAGCTGTAAGCTGTTCCCATAATTGGTCAACACTGGTCAACAGTGGTAGTGCATCTGGACGATTAGCTAGTGGTATCGCCTGTAATCCATCCTCTGCGCGGATAAATATAGGCTTTGGGAATGTGGCTGCCAGACTGGTTTTACCCAGACCTGCATCACCTGTTATGGTCGCAATGACCGGACGGTCTTGCGGTTTTTCAATAGAGCTTAGTATGCTCATGGTCTTCTCCTCATTGGGGTTAAAAATCTCTTTCTGGTTGCGTATTCTAACCACTTAAATTATTATTGCAACATATTTTTTTAACAAGGGAGAAACAAATGCTAACACTAGAGCAAATATTAATAAAACTACAACCTATGAACCTGATGGAAGTATCAAGAGCTACAGGTTTACCTTATATGTCTATCTGGAAGCTGTGCAACGAACGATACCAAGAACCGCCCTATTCTGCTGTTAAGAAGCTAAGTGATTATTTGGAGTCATTATGATTTATCGCCAGTACCATGATGCTGGCTTTAGAATTTTTGGACTGTATGGCGCGAACGAGCATGGTATTTGCCTTTGTGACAATCCACAATGTAACGCACCGTACAAGCATCCAATTGCTAAAGGATGGCAACACACGCCAGAATGGGACGATGACCAGTTGTCCGCGATGGAAATCGCAGGCCACTTTGATACAGGATTCGGGGTTTTATGTAATGGCTTTATTGTCGTTGATATTGACGCACGCAATGGTGGTGTTGAGTCTTACCAGCAGCTTAATGAAGATTTAGGCGGGGCATTATTATCTGCTGGCATGATTGTCCGCACAGGTTCAGGTGGTGGCAGTCGGCATCTTTATTTTAAAGCGCCAGCAGGCGTATCACTGCAAACCAAGCTTACGGCTTATCCTGGCATTGATTTTAAATCATCTGGCTATGTGGTAGGCGCAGGGTCATTACACGCCAGTGGCGCACGTTATGAGCTTCTAGAAGGCTCACCGGACGACATTACCGAAGCGCCACAGGTCTTGATCGATTTGCTTGCACGACCTGAAACACACAGGACATCTATTAATGACAGGCAGATAGATGTGACCGACAATGATTTGTCATCCATGCTGGCGCATATATCACCGGACTGTGATTACGAAGAATGGGTGCGCTGCGGCATGGCTATCCACCACTCGACCAATGGCGCAGGGTTTGAAATCTGGGATAACTGGTCTGCTAAAGGCGCTAAATATCCAGGTAGCAAAGCACTTTCAAAACGCTGGGATTCGTTTGGCAAGTCAGACAAGCCTGTGACACTAGGCACGTTAGCGCATTACGCTGAAATGAATGGCTGGAAATATCCAGTTGAGTTTTTATCAGAAGAATTTCAAGAACGCACCACAGGCTTATTTATTCCTGTTGGCGAAATGATGTCCGCCATGAAAAAACCTGACTGGGTGATTAAAGGCTTAATCGAGCGTGGCAGTAGTAACTTGTTGTTTGGTGAATCAGGTGCGGGTAAATCTTTATTTGCTTTGGACTGGGCATATTGCATAGGCACAGGTCGCACATGGCACGGCCACAAGGTTAAAAAATCCGAACAGGTAGTTTATATCGCAGGTGAAGGTCATCGCGGTCTTACACTTAGGATGCAAGCCTTGACGCAGAAATATGGCGCAGTGCCGGACAATATCTTTTTCAGCCAGCGTAGCGTCAATTTATTAGATGAAAAAGAAGCGCAAGCCATAACCAAGATAATCGAGGATATGGCGGTTATACCAGCCGTGGTATTCATTGATACCTTGCACAGAAACATGGTAGGGGATGAAAACAAGTCTGATGACATGGCGAAGTTTTTTAAATGCATCGAGTTATTAATTGCCAAGTTAGGCTGTGCAATTGTTTTGGTTCACCATTCAGGCCATGGCGATAAAACCAGAGCCAGAGGATCAAGCGCCATTAAAGCCGCTATGGATGCCGAGTTTTGCGTTAGCAAGGAAGGTATGACATCTATACTTACTTGTACCAAGTCTAAAGACTTTGAAGGCGGTCTTGATGTTCGTTTTGGCATTAAACAGGTTGAGCTTATGGGTAGCTTGTTTTATGACGAAGATGACGATAAGCAAATTACCAGTGTGTTTCTTGAGTATATTGGTGCTGATGGTGCAGAAACAAAATTGAACAAAAATGATGCCTTAATGCTGGAGGCTTTAGAGGAAGCCATTAATACCAAAGGCAAAAATGGGGCTGAATTCTCAGTTTTGGGCGCTGACAAGGTTTTGGTATCAATTGATACCTGGCGGTTTTTTGCTAAAGACAAAATTAAGGATTCAAACAAGTTCAGGGCGTTTGATAGAGCTAGAAAAAGCCTTAAAACTCAAGGACTTGTAGAAAACGATGGCGATTGGTGGTGGATTGTTTAACTATACCATTTCAAAATGGTATGCAATGGTATAAATGGTATTAATACTATACTACCACTACCATCATCTTTATAGATGGTAGTGTATGGTATACCCGGTATTTTTTAGGAGTATGAGAGATGAGTCATTTTATTGTTTGGATGGTTACACCGCTGGTCATTATGGTTATTATGCTAATGGCTTGTGGAGTGTTAATATTTGACTTTCTTTATGAGCTGTTCGTTAACTTACTCAAGAGTGAAGATGATGATTGAAATCGGTAGCATTATTACGGCTGTGGCTGTTTACTTCTTTTTAAAGTGGTTGCTGTGGACAAAGTAAAGCCAAGACTGTTTAAACGTAACGGCCTATGGATGGCTAGGATAGGTGATAGGTTGACTGTAGGGAATACGCCTCACCAAGCTTATACTGCGCTGATGTGGGCGGGATTTAAGGAGTCGGTGTATGGCTGATGAAGCTGACATGGCACAACACCAGATTGAACAGGGGTTGGAGGTTGCGCTTAGAGCGATGAAGAACAAAACAATTGATTACAGCAATATCGGTGAGTGCGATATGTGTGGCGAGGTTGGTCGATTAATTGAAGGTATATGTGTTCCTTGTACAAGACTGCAAGAGGAGAAAGAAAAGAAATGGAAAGTAAATTACTGAAAAATAGTGAAAACAATAAACCGCCTAACGCGGGCAATGGTAGGCCAAAGGGAGCGCAAAACAAAGTTACTAAAGCACTAAAAGAAATGATTTTAGGCGCTTTAAGCGATGTTGGCGGCCAAGAATACTTAGCAAGGCAAGCCGAAGAAAATCCAGTTGCGTTCTTGGGCTTGGTGGGTAAAGTGTTACCGCATGAATTGAAAACAGAATTAAGCGGACAAGGCAATATGACTGTTAATATTCAATGGGAAGAATCGTAATACCTTACAAGCCTCGTGATGCGTTTAAGCCATTACATAGACGCAAAGAGCGATGGGCTGTTGTTGTTGCACACAGAAGGGCTGGCAAAACTGTTGCTTGTATAAACGAGCTAATAAGAGCTTGTTGTCGGCACGAAGGGAGTGATGGTCGTTATGCGTATATTGCGCCCTATTATGCTCAGGCTAAATCAGTGGCTTGGGATTATGCTAAACGCTTTTCTGCGGCTATACCGGGCATACAAATCAATGAGGCTGAATTGCGCATTGATTATCCCAATGGCTCACGTTTGCAATTGTTTGGCCAAGATAACGCTGATCGCTTGCGTGGTTTGTATTTTGATGGGATTGTGGCTGATGAGTACGGTGATTGGAAGCCTAGCGTCTGGGGCTATGTTATCCGACCTGCCTTGGCTGACCGAAAAGGCTGGGCAATAATTATCGGCACACCTAAAGGCCGCAATCAGTTTTATGACCGTTATGCTGAGGCTATGGATAGACCGGATTGGTTTGACATGAAGCTGACAGCCACACAGTCAGGCTTGCTGGATGCTGAAGAATTAGAATCATTGCGCTTAGAATTGACCGATGACCAATGGCGGCAAGAAATGGAGTGTGATTTTGATGCTGCAATACCTGGCGCAATCTACGGCAAGGAATTATACGAGCTTGAGCAAGAAGGGCGAGTTATTGAGTGTTATGACCGAGAACTTAAGACGCACGCTGTTCTCGACTTGGGATGGTCTGACGATACTGCTATTTGGTGGTATCAAGTCGCTGGAAAAGAGATTCGTTTTGTAGATTGTTATAGTAATTCCGGCATGCCAATTGCACATTATGACGAAGTGCTGAAATCAAAGCCATACGACTATGGGGAATGGTTATGGTTGCCGCATGATGCCAAAGCCAAGTCATTACAGACTGGTAGGTCTATTCAAGAGCAGTTTAGAACACTGGGTTGGAATCCGCGTATTGTGCCTGAGCTTGGATTAATGGATGGTATACAAGCGGCTCGATTAACGCTTAGGGATGCTTATTTTGCGCCAACTTGCCGAGATGGCGCTGAAGCGTTAAAGCAGTATCAGCGTGAATTTGACGAAGATAAAAAGATGTTTAGGGATAAGCCTAAGCACGACTGGACATCGAATTATGCCGATGCTTTTAGGTATGCGTGTTTGGCATGGCGCGAAGTGCGTCCAAAGCCTCAAGAGCAACCACCAAAATTCTGGGATGAGCAGTCGCTTGACCAGCTTTGGAAAAGTAATTCGAGAAAAAGCACAAAACGTATATAATGGCAAGCAATTACTTCCTTTTTGGAAAATGAGATGATCGAACAATTAGACGCTACTCCTTGGCACGATGAAATAAGCCGCTATAAAGAACAGTTCAAACGCTGGACTGAGCGTGGCGAGGAAATCGTTAAACGTTACCGCGATGAACGCAAAGACACTACGCAAACCGATGCGCGATTCAATATTCTTTGGTCTAACATCCAGACCTTAAAGCCTGCCATTTATGCCCGCCCGCCAATGCCGGAAGTCAGCAGACGCTTCAACGATGCCGACCCTGTTGCTCGATGCGCTTCAACCATTCTTGAACGTGCTTTAGACTTCGAGATTAAGCAATACCAAGACTTTCACAACACGTTAAGCCATGTGGTGGATGACCGTTTGCTGCCTGGTCGTGGTGTAGCATGGTTGCGCTATGAACCACAGATTGAAACGGTTGAAGAACCTGAAATTACCAATTATGTGGAAGTTGGCGATGATGCTTATACTCACGAAACGAGTGAAACTAATGCGCTTGCAGGCGAAACGCCACAACCTTACGAGCGAATCACCAACGAAACTACGCCTGTTGATTATGTTTACTGGCAAGATTTCGCCCATTTGCCTGCGCGAACATGGGACGAAGTTACTTGGGTAGGTCGCAGAGTTTATTTATCAAAAGACGAAGGTGCAGAGCGTTTTGGCGAGCAATTCCTGCAAGTTCCATTGACTGTATCACCGGATAAAAAAGACGGTGAGCGCACCACGACTGAATCACTGAAAAAAGCAGCAGTCTGGGAAATCTGGGACAAGCCAAAGAAATGCGTCTATTGGGTGGCTGAAGGTTATGACCGTGTTTTAGACCACAAGGACGACCCGCTGGAGCTGGAAAACTTCTTTCCATGTCCTAAGCCTTACTTTGCTACGCTTTCGACCGGTACGCTTGTTCCTGTGGCTGATTTTATTCAGTATCAAGACCAAGCAAATGAAATTGACGACATCACTGGTCGTATTCAGCATTTAACCAGAGCGTTAAAAGTAATGGGTATCTATGCCGCTGACGAAGGCGCTGTCGAGCGCTTGATGAAAGAAGGCAATGATGCCGTGATGATTCCTGTCACCAACTGGGCAGCATTTGTCGAAAAAGGTGGATTACAGAACGCTGTGCAGTTTATCCCGTTGGGCGATGTGGTTGGCGCTTTGCAGCAGTTATACCAAGCCCGTGACGCAGCTAAACAAATCATTTACGAAATTACTGGTCTGTCTGACATTATTCGAGGCGCTTCACAAGCTCAGGAATCAGCAACAGCACAGCAGATTAAATCCCAATACGCTTCTTTACGCTTAGGCAATCTAAAAGACGATATGTCACGATTTGCTCGTGAAATATTGCGGATGAAAGCCGAAGTTATGTGCAGTAAGTACCAGCCTGAAACATTGGTTAATGCGTCAGGCATTATGCACACTGCCGATGCCGCACTGGTTCAGCAAGCGATTATGTTGCTTAAGAATGAGCCGATGCGTAACTTTAACATCGACATCGAAACCGACACGCTTGTATTGATTGACGAACAGCAAGACAAGCAGGATAGAATTGAGTTCTTAACTGCTGTGGGCGGATTCTTAAGACAAGCTGTTGATGCCGCCAAATCTAATCCAGGCATGACACCGTTATTAGGCGAGATGTTAATGTTTGGCGTTCGTGGGTTTAAAATTGGCCGCACAATGGAGGCCAGTTTAGAGCAGTATTTACAACAAGCTAAACAATCTGCTGGACAGCAGCAACCATCTCCTGAGCAAATCAAAGCACAAGCCGATATGCAGGCCAAGCAAGCCGAATTGCAAATGGAACAAGCTAAGATGCAGGCTGAACAGCAATTAGAAGCCCAGAAGATTCAATTTGAGCAGTGGAAAGTTCAGTTAGAAAATGACACCAAAGTGATAATTGCTGAAATGTCTAACAAAAACGCAATTAAACAAAAAATGATTGATTTAAACGTTTTGCCGGATAGGGAAGCGATTATGGAATTAAATGAAAATGGCGATTTAGTGCCAAATGTATCATTGCAAAGTTTAATGGATACTGTTCACCAAAACATGCAATCTATTTTGGCAGCACAAAATCAAAATCACGAAATGGCTTTACAAAATCAAGCCGCACAACACGCACAATTGTTGCAACAATTAACGAAGCCAAAACAAGTGGTGCGAGATCCAAACACAGGTAAAATCATTGGAGTTAAATAATGGCTGTATCACTTAGTACAACGCTTAGAAATAATAGAGCAGACCAAATTACGTCCGCTGTAGGTAATGGCGGTAAATTGCGTTTATATACGGCTGGCGCTGTGCAAATTGTCGAGCTGATCTGTGCAACGCCATTTGCTTCCGCTGCATCAGGTGGCGTTTTAACATTAGGAACAATTACCACTGGCACTGCTGGCGCAACAGGCACAGTGACCAATGCCAGCATTTATAAATCGGATGGAACGACTTTGGTTGTTTCTGGGCTGAGTGTTGGCACATCGGGGTCAAATATCAACTTGTCATCAACATCAATTACAACTGGCGATAATGTTGCCGTATCTTCAGCAACAATTACCGAAGGCAACGCATAATGGCATTATGGGATAGTGGAATATGGGATACGGCCAAATGGTCTACCATAGAGGCCACTATTTCTGTAACGCTTGGAGATATTACTTTTGCTGGCGCTGGACAAGATGTCCATGTTGCCACAATTGCGGTAACTCTTGATGATATTAGCTCTACAGCTTCTGGTGTTGTAACTCATAATGGAATATTAAGCCTAACAACCGATAGCATTACATCCAGCATTAATGGATATATCACACGCCACGCTACAATATCTGTAACGCTTGATGATGTTTTGGTGTCTATGGGTGGCACGGATATTCACACAGGTAATATTTCCGTATCGCTAGATAATGCTACATTTGCTGCAACAGGTTCGGTCATTCATGTTGATGACTTTAAGTTAATTCTTGACCCTATTTCTTTTGACGCAACTGGAACTGTTGTACATCCTGATGTCCAGTTGGTTACAAAAGGCGGTCTTCCTAAAAAGAAAATTAAGCGAGAACGTGAAGAAGTAGAAAAAGCGGTTGAGAAAGCTGTAAACAAAGCTTTAGGCATTGTTGAACCAGAGCCAATAGTTGAACAGCCGATTGTCGAAAAAGCGCCTGAAATTGATTATGCAGCGCAAATAAACAACATGATGCTAAAGCTCCAAGCAGAAGCATTAGGATTAAGCATCGAGCAATATCTGATTGAATCAGAGCTTGATGACGAAGAAGCAATATTATTATTTATTTAGGTGAAACATGACTAATGTAGCTATTTCAGCATTACCGGCAGTTACAACAGTAGTGCCACAAACCGATGTGTTGCCGTTGGTATCCGGTGGCGCTACAACTAGAGCGACTCCAAATGAAATTGTTAAAGCGGCTTTAGAAAGCAGCGTATTAGGTGCTTCACAATTAGCGACTTCAGGTTATTTGATTACTAAAGCACCAACAACCGTTACGGCAACAACGTATACCGTCAACGATGGTGATAGTTCAATTATCTGCAATTCATCAGGCGCATTGACCTTGACATTGCCAGCAGCTTCGAGTTTTTCGGGAAGATGGTTGCATTTAAAAAATATACACAATACAACTGTTGCAAGCGCAACATCTAATATCATCCCAATTGATAGCGCAACAGCAGGAACAGCTATATTAGCAGGCACAGCAGGCAAATGGTGCGTACTGCAATCAGACGGAACAAACTGGGTAATAATGGCGAGTAACTAATATGCCTTTGTATGATGTTATTTGCAGAGAATGTGGCAAAACTGACACGATCTTTCGCAAAATATCCGAATATAAGAATCTGCCTATTTGCTGTGATAAAATGATGTCACAACAGATATTATCCGCACCATTTGTACCGCAAGAGTTTCAGCCGTATAAATCAATGATTAACGGCAAAATGATTACGGACAGAGGTGAGCATAGAAGGCATTTAAAAGCGCATGGATGCACTGAAGTCGGCAACGAGGATATGACTCCAAAACGTGACCACTTCAAGGAAAAGCGAGAAGCTGAACAATTAAGACGCTCTATCGCTGAACAAGTTAATGCTATTGCATAGGAAATATCATGGAAAATGAAGAAATACTAGACGACTCTAGTGTTGCTGAAGAACAGCCAAGCGACACAAGGGATATTGTTGAAAAGGCAATGACTGAGCATGAAACTGCTCAAGAAGAAGTAAGCAATCCTGTACAGCCTGAACCTGTACAAGATGAGCAGCCTAAGCGTGACCCGTGGAAATCTTGGAAGAAAGAAGCGGCCGAGGAAATGTCAAAGCTGCCTGATAATGTTCAAAAATACATTATTGAGCGACAAGACCAGTTTCACAAAGGTTTAGAGCAATATAAAGAAGCGGCTAATTATGCTAAGACTATAGATAAGTCAATCGCTCCTTACAAAGAATACCTAAGCCAATTAGGTGTAACGCCTGAAGTCGCGTTTCCTAATTTGCTGAAAACCGAACGCACATTGCGAATCGGTAGCCCACAAGAAAAAGTGGAGATGTTTCAAAAGCTGGCGCATGATTACGGAATCGACCTTGGGGCATTAGCCAATATCCCATACGATGCAAATCTTGCACAGTTGAAAGCCCAAAAGGAATGGCTAGAAAGCCAGCTCCAAGCCTCACAAGACTTTAAACAAAGCCATGAGGATGCCCAATTACAATCTGTTTTAGATGATTTTGGGTCACAGCACGAGTTTTTTGATGATGTACGTTTGCAGATGGCAGATTTGCTCGACAGCGGCCTTGCAACAGACTTATCAGACGCTTATGCCAAAGCTATTCGATTAAATGATGATGTTTTTGCTAAAGCACAAGCCAAACAGCAAGCCAACAGCAAAACAGCACAATTATCGAAAGCAAATCAAGCTGCACAAGCAGCCAAACAAGCAGCAGTTCAAGTGAAAGGTTCACCTGTTGGCGTAAAAAACCAAGCAGCGCCTAAATCAACTGAAGATGCTGTGCGTATGGCTTTTCTGGCGCACGGACTTTAAGTTGTAAGGGCTTTTATTGGGTCCCAATTATAGGTATAGATTCTAGCTCTAATGGTGCGGTGATTTAAATTTAATTCTCTGCACCAATCAGAAACTGATTGAGTCTTGCCATTCATTGTGATTTGTTTAACATTTTTTCTGTTGTTGGCTTGTTGAAAAACATCAGCCCAACGACAATTTGAAGGTTCATAATTGCCAGAGCTATTAATTCTGTCAATTGTATAGTTGGGTGGGCATTTGCCCATATCAGCTAAAAAATTTTCAAAACTAGATAGCCATCTGTCGCAAACGGTTATTCCTAATGCGCCATATCGCTTATAATCTGGTTTAGAAGGTAAATAGCAACGGGTTTTCATGTTGTGCCAAATTGAATATTCTCGCGACCGAGCATTATGTTTAGCATGACCATGTTTTAAATTAAGTTTTGCCATAAATTCAGATTTTGAACAACCGCATGACTTAATTAAACCTTTGCGAAGTTCATACCCAGGCACTTGTGTTGTTTTTCCGCATGAACAGCTACACAACCAACGTGCTTGCCCCGTTGCCGGAACGCGGGATAGAACTGTTAGCTTGCCAAAAACTTGGCCTGTAATATCTATGAGTGTAGGCATAAAGTTATGATGTATTAGTTAATGACAATCTAATAATACATCAATTTTTTATATCATTCAAGAAATATAGGAGGAGCTAATGAGCTTCGCTAATAGTGCGATTTCGGACATAATCGCGACAACAATTGAAAGCCGTACAAAATCGGCTCAAGATAACTTGACCAACAACAATGCGTTGTTATTGAAACTGTCAGAAAGAGGCAACATTAAGCCTATTACTGGTGGTTCAACAATCTTGCAAGAGATTTACTACAACGATCCTAATACTAACTTTGCTAATAGCTATTCTGGCTATGAAACAATCAACATTTCTCCTGATAGCCCTATCTCTGCTGCTCAGTTTACTCTGAAGCATTATGCTGATGCTGTGACTATTTCTGGCCCAGAAATGCTGCAAAACAGCGGTAAAGAGCAAATGATTGACCTGTTAGCTACTCGTGTTGAAGTTGCTGAATCTCGTTTGCGTAACAAAATTGACTATGACTTGCACGGTGATGGCACAGCCAATGCTGGCAAAGCTTTAGTTGGTTTACAAGCAATGATTTCAACAACTCCTACCACTGGCACATACGGTGGCATTTCACGCGACACATGGGCTTTCTGGCAAAATGGTGCTGATACTTTGTCATCAGCTACAACCAGCAACATCCAAGCTAAAATGAACACTGTGGCTCTGGGTCGCGTTCGTGGAACTGACCATGTTGACTTGATTTATGCAGGTTCTACTGCATACAGCTTGTACTTGGGTTCTTTGCAAGCCATCCAACGTATCACTGACGACAAATTAGGTGCTGCTGGTTTCAGCTCACTGAAATTCTACGGTGGCGCTGGTACTGCTGACGTTGTACTGGGTGGCGGTATTGGTGGTAACCAAGCTGCTGGCCGTATGGACTTCATCAACACTAAATACGTTCATTTCCGTCCTCACAAAGACCGTAACTTTGTTGCTATCGGTGGTGACAGACAAGCTGTGAACCAAGACGCTGTTGTTCGTTTAATGGGTTGGTCAGGTGCATTAACTTGCTCAGGCGCTCAGTTCAACGCTGTTCTGACTGTTACAGTTTAATAAGGAGTTATAAAAATGGCTTATGTAATTTCTACTCCGCTTGCTGGTTTTCAACCGATTGCGGTTACTGATACCACTCAAAACCATGCGCTAGGCACAATCGTTCAAGCGGTTGACCCTACTTATGGTGCTGGTGAGTTTATCTATCTGAAAGGTGTTGCTTCTACTGCTGTCGGCTCTATGGTTGACTATGACAGCTATTTGGCAACTACTGCTCTTTCACCTGCTACTGGCGGTGTTGGTCCTGTTGCTGTTGCGATGTCTGCAAACGTAGCAAATCAATACGGCTGGTATCAAATCCAAGGTATTGCTGCTGTCAAAGCACCTAATGCTATGACTGTGGGCGCTGATGTATTCTCATTGGCTGCAACACCAGGCTCTGTGGACGACGCTGCTGTGAATGGCGAACAAATCTTGAACGCTAAAGTCACAACAACTACTGGTACACCTTCAACTGGTTTGGCATTGATTGAAATCAATCGTCCTTTCCACCAAGGTCAAATAGTGTAATAAAATAGGGGAGGTGTAACAGCCTCCCCATCTTTTAAACTTTCTAAGGACGACTCCTGATGAACGAAGAAATTAATTATGTAGGCGAACAAAGCGGTGACAATTACTTGGACGTTTTGTTTTACAAAGGTATGCACAACGGTGAAGAATGTGATTTTGTCAGAATTGGCGTACCAGGCGACAAAACCATCACAATTGACACATTAGCAGATGATAGCCACAAAAGACGTTTTGCACGTCAATGGTCTGCTTATGAAGGAATCCGCAATCTTAGCGGCACTTCATTGGATGAATGGGATGAGATTTCCGACTCTTATAAACGGGAACTGAATTACCAAGGCTTTAAATTTGTTGAGCAGTTAGCGTCTGCTCCTGATGCTGCATTTGCTCGATTGATGGGCGGCACTCAGTTAAGAGATAAAGCCCGTGCTTTCTTGGATAGAGGTAAAATCAGCTCTGATGCGGTTATTAAAGAGCAGGCTAACCAGATTCAAGAACTGCAAGAAAAGATGGCTATTTTGATGGAAGCATTAAACGAAAAGCCAAAACGTGGCAGAAAAGCTGCTGACGAACCACCTTTAGAGGAATAACGATACATGGCAACCTTACTTCAAAATGTTCAAAATGTTTGTTTAGAATTAGGGTTGCCGTCACCCAATGCGGTGGCAACATCTACTGACCCGCAAATACTGCAAATGCAGGCGCTTTTGAATCGCGCTGGTGACATATTATCAACCGAACGCGACTGGCAAGTATTAGCTTCTGAGTATCGCTTTGAAACGGTTTATTATACCTACACAGGCGATGTAACAAACGGATCAACAACCATCACCAATTTAAGCTCTGTAGTCGGTTTAAGCACCGATTTCATGGCTACTGGCACTGGCATTCAGCAAGACTCGTTTTTAACGTCTGTGGGCGTTTCTAGTGCCGAGATGTCTATACCATCCACGCAAACAGCCACAGGCATAACGATTACATTTGGCCAAGCTAAATACTCAATGCCGTCTGACTATGCTCGTATTGTTAATAAAACCCAATACAACAAGTCTAACCGTTGGTCAATTATCGGCCCTAAAGATGCTCAGGAATGGCAATGGCTTAAGGCATCGTATGTAACCACTGGCCCACGGATGCGTTTTCGTATCATGGGTGATAAATTTACTTTATGGCCTATGCCTTCCAGTACGTTGGTCATGGGTTTTGAATATGTTTCCAATGCGTGGGTAGTTGGCGCTGATGGCACATTAAAAACCAGCGCCACAAACGATTCAGATACGTTTAGATTCCCTGACAGACTGTTGGTATTAGGCACAAAGCTTAAGTTATTCGAAATTAAAGGATTTGATACGACAGCATTGGTTCAAGATTACACCAGAGAGCTGGAAAAGTGGAAGGCATCCGAATCCGGTGCTGATACGTTGTCGCTCGCACCACGCTATCCAAATCTGCTTCTAACTCAGAACAATATCCCGGACACCGGATACGGAAACGCAACATCTTAAGGTTAGGGTATTCAGAAACCTATTGGAGTTAATTAGTGGACATTAGCAGACTGGCAGACAAGTTACGTTCTCAAAACTTTGGTGCAAATGACAGCACAATTTTAAGTGCAATCAATCATCCTTTGACAGCGGCTCAAAAAGGCGCAGATTGGTTCGCTGGTCAAGTCAATCGAGCGGCCAATATTCCTGAGCAATACGACAATCCAAATCCATTAGCAGGTTATACGCCTGAACAACAAGTTGGTGGTGCTTTGAATCTTGCTGGATTAGCAATGACTGGGCCAGCTCCATTTGGCCCAAAAGGTTCTGGTGGTACGTTGGGAGCGATTCCTGTTTCACATGGGTCGCCTCATGGCCCATTTAAAGAATTCGATTTATCAGAATTAGGAACTGGCGCTGGCGCTCAAGCGTATGGGCATGGCATATATTTTGGCGAGGGGTACAATTCGCCTGTTGCGATGAGATATGCTCCAAGAAATGAAAAGCTAGAAAATAAATTGCAAGATTTGTACGACATTGCAGAAAAACGCAACCAATATCCATCTATGGAGGTTTATGAGCAATATATGCTAAATAAAGCGCCTGAAGATGTTGAAAAATATTTAGCGGAAGTTTTGCCTGATTATTCCAAATCAGAACAAATGGCAATGAAACAAGCCCATGAATTGGCTAAAAAAGCATATCAAGGTCAAAAAGGTTCTTACTTATACAATGCTGACTTGAAATGGACAGACCCAGCAAAAGAAGCTGAAATGCCTATGTCAGAGGAACATTTTTTGCATTGGGATAAACCTTTGCATGAACAATCTGATTATGTAAAAAAAGCTTTATATTCGATGCCATTGATAACGGATAATTTAACTGCAAAATTGTTAAATGGTGAACAAGGCTCAGATATTTATAATGCTTTAATAAATGCGACAGAGCTTGGTAAATTACCAAAAACTAGTGAACAATTTGGCGTTAAAGGTTCGGCAGAAACAGCTTCTAACTATTTAAACTCAATTGGAATACCTGGCATTAGATATTTTGATCCAGAACACGGAAGCGGAAAAAGCTTGCAGAATTTTGTAACTTTTAATCCTAAAACAGCCGATATTTTGTCTATAAATAGCAAAAAAATAGCCAACAAACTTAGAGGCCAATAAATGCTCAGACCAAAACGCCAATCATCATCAACCATTACGGTAACAGCACCTATTGGCGGCTGGAACGCTGTTACACAATTGGCGGCTATGTCACCTAATGAAGCGGTGATTATAGACAATTGGTTTTGCTTGCCGACTGAGTTGCAGGTTCGCAAAGGTTATACGGAATGGGCTACAGGCTATACAGGTAACATTCAATCATTTATCAATTATTCTCCAGCAAGCGGAACAATCAAGTTTTTTGCGGCTGCCGACAACAATGGCGATTGTGCGCTGTACGACGTATCTTCGCAAAATATCAGCGTCACCAACTTGGTAACAGAATCCGGTGATTTCATTACCACCGAGGCTGGCGTTCTTTTAGATACAAACAAAGCGGCTGTTGTTTACGGATTAACCAGTGCTAAGTTTAGATTTGCACAGTTTGCAAACAGCGGTGGTCATTTCACAATTGCCATCAATGACACCGATCCATTATTGCTTTATGACGGTACAACTTGGAATTCAGTCACTAGCACAAGTTCTCCTTATGCGATAACAGGTGTTGATACATCCGCATTAAATGATGTTATTTTGCATAAACGCAGAGTTTGGTTTGCTGAGCAAGACACTTTAAATGGCTGGTATCTTGATACCGATGCTGTGGCTGGAACAGCGCACAAGTTTGATTTTGGCCCGTTATTTTCTCAAGGCGGCTCAATTGCTAAATTAACCACTTGGACACTTGACGCTGGCTGGGGGATGGATGATTACTTAGTCGTCTTAACCACGAAAGGCGAGGTTGCTGTTTATAAAGGTGTGAATCCTGCCGACCCTGCCGACTGGTCATTGCAAGGTGTTTATTATATCGGTTCGCCTGTTGGGTTCTTCCCGACTTGCAAATACGGTGGCGATGCCTTGTTATTAAACAAAGACGGATTAATTCCTTTGTCGCAATGTTTAATGTCATCTCGGGTATCTACTCGAATCTCAATCACCAACAAGATTCAATCAAAAGTTACTCAAGCAACAACTGATTATGCCGGCAATTATGGTTGGCAAGTAATTTTGTTTCCACCGCAAAATATGTTGATGATTAACGTACCAACATCGAATACAACATCAGACCAATATGTGATGAATACTATTAGCGGGGCATGGTCAAGATTTGTTGATGTTAATGCCACCACATGGACATTTATCAATGAAGAAATGTATTTCGGAAATGCTGGCGCTGTTTATAAGTTCTGGGACGGACAAAACGACAATGGGTCTGTTGTAACAACTGATTTGTTGCCAGCTTTTAGTTCGTTTGGAAGTCAGTCGCAAATCAAACGCTGGTCAATGGCTAGAGTATCAATGGGCTATGACATTACATTTTCATTTTCATCGCAATTAAGTCTTGATTTTGATTTAGTATCTCAGCCGCCACAACCTTACAATACATTGTCATCAACCGCAGGTGTTTGGGATGTTGGCCATTGGGATAACGCGCTATATGGCGGGAATATTATCCCATTCGCTCAATGGCAAATGGCTTCAGGGATGGGGCATTATGGTTCTTATAGAATTAGAACATCGAGCAAAACAAGTGATATTCGATATTATGCAACCGACTATGTTTTGGAAGCGGGTGGAGTTCTTTAATGCCTAGTACAAGTGAAAAACAACATCTTTTTATGGAAGCCGTAGCGCACAATCCCGAATTCGCTAAAAAAGCGGGTGTTCCGCAATCTGTTGGTCAGGATTTCAACCAAGCAGATAAACGCAAACGATTAGCAAAACAATTAAGAAAACAATGAACAAAGAAGAATACACGCATGTGCCACCTTGGGGCGAGCCATCTTATGATAAAATGCTGGAAATTCTGGCTGGAAATCAAGATGCCGTTAGAATGATGCAAGTTATCGGCAAATGGTCGCACATTTATGATGATTTGATAGACAAAGACAAAGAAGTGTCGAAAGATGAAATCCATTGGGTAATGTGGGAGTTATTGGTTAATTTACAGCTTAATCCATTTTATACTGCAAATAGCATAATTTTAACTCCTTTAGTAATGAGTGGAATAATTAACTGGTTTGCAGCTAATGAAATTGAAAAAATTGGAAATTTAGAAGAATTAAGAATATCGCACAGCATTAGATATTCGATTTGCGATGTTGGGATGGTATCAATGATATTAGCTGGCGGCCTAGAGCATGCTAAAAAATATGCTCGTGTTGCGCGATTACTTTTCCAATGCGACACATGGGAACACTATAAATCTGAACATTTAAAAGGGTAAAAATATGTGCGACACCGGCCCATCAGCACCACCAGCACCAAATTACGCAGCAGCGGCTAGAGAAACCGCTCAGGGTAACGCAAATGCAGCTCGTATTGCCCAGTATGGCAATATGGTCAATCAAGTTACGCCGCAAGGTACTGTCACCTATAACCCGTCAACTCGAGGTTATATGGATGAAAAAGGCAATACAATATCAATAGATGCTTATAACGCATTAAAAAATAAAAAAGGTTATTCGCCTTTAGAACAGTGGACACAATCGGTCACTTTATCGCCTGACCAACAAGCTTTATACGACCAATCTGTTGCAATGAACAAAGAGCTGGGCAATATTGCTCAGTCTGGTTTGGCGTATGTTAAAGATGCAATGGGCAATCCAATCAAGCCCAAATTTGATGTTGTTGGCAATGCTCCTACTACATTTAGTCAAATGACTTCTAATGTTGACAGGCCTGATTTACAGACAGAAGTTGGCGATGCTGGAAGAATTCAACGGTCAGTAAATGATTACACTGGCGATGTACAACGTCAATCCGGTGCAAATGAACAGGCTAATGCCAATGTTTATCAGACATTAGGCCAATTACAAACAAGGGTGCAAAATCCTGAGTTATTAGCGCAAGACACCACAAACGCTTTGTACAAAGCGAACACACAGTATTTAGACCCGCAATTTGAGCAGGCACAATCTAAGCTAGAAAATCAATTGGCGAATCAAGGTATAACCAGAGGTTCTGAGGCATATAACAATGCCATGCAAAACTTTGGTAATCAAAAGCAACAAGCTTATGAATCTGCAAGAAATCAAGCAATAGCGGGTGGTACACAAGCTGCACAAGGCATGTTTGGTATGAATCTTCAGGGCGGTCAATTTGCTAATCAAGCACTTGGTCAACAATTTGGCCAATCTGTTACACAACAAGAATTGGCTAATGCTGCGGCTAATCAAAACAATCAATTGGCGCTGGCCAATCAGCAAGCCTACAACCAAGCGATTGCTCAGCAATATGGTCAAGGATTGGGCGCTGCTAATTTTGCTAATCAAGCACAGCAACAACAATACGACCAGTTGCTTAATAATGCCAATTTCAGAAATGCTGCACTACAAGGCATGTTCGGTATGGGCATGCAAAACGCTGCTCTTAACAATCAAGTTCAAAACCAAGCATTTGCACAAGGTTTATCAAACGCTCAATTGCAAAATGCGGCTTCTCAGCAAGATATTTCGCAACAACAAACCTTACAGCAAGCGCCCATCAATATGCTTAATGCCGTTAGAACTGGTCAGCAATTACAGGCAGCACAAATACCGCAAGTCGGTGTTTCTCAACCGGGTCAATTGGCTAACTGGCAAGGGGCTGACATGTTAGGCGCGGCACAAGCTCAAGGACAATATAACCAAGGTATTTATAACGCACAATCTGCGGCTGATGCACAAAAGGTAAGTGCGGGAATTGGGGCTATTGGTTCAATTGGCGGTGGTTTTGCTGCGAAGTCAGACATTCGACTCAAGAAAAACATTGTGCGATTGGGTACTCATAAAACATTGGGCATCGGCCTTTATAAGTGGGATTATATCTGGGATTATCCTGGTTACGGTGTCATGGCTCAAGAACTTGAACAAGTTATGCCTGAAGCTGTGTTTACGATGCCTGATGGCTATAAAGCTGTTAATTACTCAATGCTGGGGGCGTAATGACACCATTCGACCAATATAACCAAAGCTCTGGACAACCTTATTTGCGTCCGGCAACAGGATACATTGACGAATCACAAAGAGCCGCACTTGCTGCTGCTTTGCGTCAAGGGCCAATGCAAGCTCAGCAACGCTCAAGTAAAAGCCCTATTTCTCCAGAAATGGCTAATAAATTTGCTGATTGGGCTTTAGGATTAGGAAAAGAAGGCTTGCCAAATAGCTCACAAAATGTCGGTGTAAATGCTGTTACACCTGATTTTCAATCTGGCAATTATGGCGCACCTACCATGAACATGACTGGTGCAGGGTCTATTACACCTAACTTTAATTCAACTAATAATTTTCAAACGCCTATGATGCAACAGGGGTTCAATCCTTCTATGTTTAAGGGGATTTATTAATGGCTAGTTTATATGACGAACGTGTTTTAGGCGCACAACAACGGGCTGAGTTTGCTCGCAAGCTTCGAGAATCTTCCAATCAGCCTGCTGGCCAAATGGTATCCGGTTGGTATGTGCCTAACACGGGTGGCGCTGTTGTAGATGCCTTGCGTAATATTATGGGCGCTTATCAAGAGCGTGAAGCTAAAGATGAATTAAAAAACATCCAAAGGGAAAAACTGCAATCCACTATTCAAGCTATGAATCAAGCTGGAATTCAAGCGCCTGAATCAATGCTGAAAGAAGCTGGCACACCTGAAGTCAAACCCGGCATGTGGGACAGATTGACAGCGACTTTAAGAGGCGAAGAGGCTAAAGGAACACCAGCGCAACCTTATCAGCAAAATGTTGCTCAAAACGCAACTCCAGAGCAAAGAGAAGCTGGCTTGATGAATTTGCTGCAAGTGAATCCTGAGGTGGCCTCTGGCGCTATTGGCTTATATAACGCATCAACTAATCGAGCTTTAACTAAAGCTGAAAAAGAATATCAACATGCAAAAGATGTTCAAGAGCAAGAATGGAAACAAAAAACATACGAAGAAGGTAGGGCAGACCGTCTTGCTAGAGAAACTGCTGATAGAGATTTAAGAGCTGCTATTGCTGGAAATAAACAGCCACAATCCCAGTATGAATATAAGGAAATAAACGGACAGCCATTTAGTTTTAATCGGTTTACAAATCAATTAAGTCCAGTTCAATCACCTGAATCCGCTGGATTCCCTGTAAAAAAATTGAGTCCTGAGCAGCAAAAAATACAAGATGCTAATGACGCAATTGAAATACTTAAGGAAGCTGCCCCATTAGTTAATAAATCAACATCAAGCGGCATTGGAGCTGGAATTGATTATGCCGCGTCTTTAATCGGGAAAAGCACAGATGGCGCCGACGTTGCGGCACAGCTTAAGGTTTTAGGTGGTTCACTTGTTGCCAAAATGCCGAAAATGTCTGGGCCTCAATCAGATAAAGATGTTCTGCTTTATAAAGAAATGGCAGGAAGAATCGGAGACCCAACAGTTCCAGCATCGCAAAAAATAGCTGCCATGAATTCAATAAACCAATTGCAATCTAAATACGCTGGTGTTGAACCGGCACAATTGCAATTTGATGAAAAACCCGCGCAAGGTTCATGGAAAATAACTCCAATGGGACAATAAAATGCCTAGTTTTGAAATTACAGCACCAGACGGAAGAAAATATGCAATTGATGCACCTGAAGGCGCTACGCAGGAACAGGCGTTAGAGCATTTTAAGGCTAATTGGAAGCCAGAAACCGATACGTCTGCATTAAAAAGATTTGGCCAAGGATTATTAGAGCCAGTAGAAGGTCTTGGACAAATAGCGGCTCAAGGCATTGCTGCGGCTGCTCCAAATACGGAAGCTGGCAGATTTGCTCAACAACATTTGGAATTTGGCAAACAACAAAGACTAGCGCAAGAAGCTGCCAATCAAGCCGCTAATGTAGGAACTAATTATGCAGGAATGGCGGGCAATGTATTAAGCCCAGTTAATTTAATGACTGGTGCTGCAATGAAAGGCGCTCCATTGATTTCTCAAGGGGTGCGTGGCGGCGCTGTTAGCGGCCTGTTATCACCAAATAATGCAGAGGATAATTTTGCTGAAGAAAAAGCCAAACAAATTGGCATGGGCGCTTTAACTGGAGCAGCAACTGGATTAGGCTCTGATCTTGCAACCGGATTTATTAAAGGCGCTACACCTTCAAAATATGTGGAATTATTGCGAAAAGAAGGAGTTACGCCAACAGCTGGACAAATATTAGGCGGTGCATGGCAACGAGCTGAAAATAAATTAGAAAGCATTCCTATTCTTGGTGATTTTATTACTAAAGGACATAAAGAAGGATACGAAGAATACAACAAAGCTATTTTAAATAGAGCATTAAAGCCAATAGGCGAAACCACAGATAAAGTGGGTCGTGAAGGTGTTCAAGAAGTAGAAAGCAAGTTGAACCAATATTATGACAAAATATTGCCAGAACTTGGATTTTTACCTGACGATGAATTTGTTCAAAAAATGTCAACTATTAAACAAATGGTTGGTCAATTGCCTAGAAACGAACAAAAGTCATACGCCAATATAATGCAACGTATTGAAAGCCAAGCAAGTCCAAATGGTGGAATGGTTGGCGAAACATTTAAAGAAGTTGAATCGCTTTTAAATACTGAGGCAAAAAGATTTGGAAAATCTACTGATGCTTATCAACAAAGCCTTGGCGATGCGTTAAGCGAAACTTTAAAAACATATCGAGAAGTTTTGCCCAGATCAAATCCTAATTATGCCGATGAATTAACAAAAGCTAATACAGGGTGGGCAAATTATGCTCGTATTCGTGATGCAGCCAATAGAACATCGGCAGGCGCTAATGAAGGCATATTTTCACCAGCACAATTAGCTCAAGCAGTGAGATCGCAAGACAAAACAGTTGGCAAAGGGGCGTCCGCTAAAGGTAAAGCTTTGATGCAAGATATTGCTGAAGCCGGTACAAATGTATTATCGCCAAAATATCCAGATTCGGGAACAGCTGGTCGAGCTGCTTTAGATTTGGCAGTGGGCGGCGCAGGCTATGCGTTTAATCCTTTAATCCCTGCTGGACTTGCCGCAGCAGGATTGCCATTTGTTGGCGCTGGTAGAAAAGCTACTGGAAATCTGTTATTAAACAGACCTGAAGAAGCAAGAAAACTTGCTGATATTTTAAGACAAGGCGCAGCGTATGGTGTTACTGCATCGCCTTACATGGTTAATCAATAGGGGAATAACAAATGCCATTTAACGGTTCAGGAACTTATACATTGCCTGCTGGAAATCCTGTTGTCACTGGGACTACCATATCTTCAACAACGACTAACAATACAAATTCAGATATTGCAACAGCATTGACGAATTGCGTTACTAGAGATGGACAGTCTACGCCATCGGCTGATTTGCCGATGAATAGCCATAAATTAACAGGATTATCCGCTGGAACATCTAATGGCGATTCTGTGCGCTGGGATCAGGTACAATATGTCTTAAATATAGCTAGCGCAGGAACGTCAGGGCAAGTTTTGACTTCTGGTGGTACTGGTGCGCCAACATGGACTAATGCAGCAACAGGAGATGTCACTTTAACTGGCACTCAAACCTTAACAAATAAAACTATTGAAGCCGGTATATTCACTAATGGCTACACTGAAGAAACTGTAACAGCTAATACATCTACAGCTTATACAATTGATTTGGCTAACGGCTCTGTTCAGGTGTTGACCCTGACAGGCAGCTGCACGTTTACATTTCCAACTGCTACTGCTGGCAAATCATTTATGTTATTGCTTAAACAGGATGCCACAGGTTCTCGTACAGTTACTTGGCCTGCTTCTGTAAAATGGCCAGCAAGTACAGCTCCTACAATCACAAGCACCGCAAGCAAAGGTGATAAGTATGTGTTTACAGGTGATGGCACATACTGGTGGGGAAGCGTAGCTGGTCAAAACTATTTATAGGGGTCAGTATGTTTTCAAGTAACTCAACACAGGTTAGTTCAGAGGCTAATTACATCGAGGATGTATTCTCTACTTATCTCTACACCGGCAACAGCTCTACCCAGACGATTAACAACGGCATTGACTTGGCTGGGAAAGGTGGGATGGTGTGGATAAAATCAAGAAGCGCGGCTACTACTAATCATCGGATATTTGATACAAATAGGGGCGTTGGGAATTCCATTAGCTCAAATTTAACAACTGCGCAAAGTTTTGCAACTTCTTCTTTGGATGGTTTTTTATCTTCTGGGTTTTCTATTCAAGGCTTTAACGGAGAAATAAACGATTCTGCGAGAACCTACGCCTCTTGGACATTCCGCAAGCAACCTAAGTTCTTTGATGTGGTGACTTGGACTGGTAACGGCGCTTCACAAAATATTAGCCATAATCTTGGTTCCCAACCCGGCATGGTTATAGTAAAACGCACAAATGCAACTGAAGCGTGGGGTGTGGCGGTAAGACAATCTTCAACAACTTATGCTACGGGGCTTAGCTTAAATACTACGGATGCCGCCGTATATCAGGGTGTAACAAGCTACAATACGTACTTTACGTCTACGTATTTTGATGCGTATCGAGTAATAAGCGCCGCTGGTGATAGAAACACTAGCGGGGCCACTTATGTTGCCTACCTCTTCGCCCACAACGCAGGAGGCTTTGGCCTGACGGGTACGGACAATGTGATTTCGTGTGGGTCTTATACGGGTAATGGTTCTGCTTCCGGCCCGACTATTACACTTGGCTATGAACCACAATATCTGATGATTAAAAATGCTTCCGGCACAGGTAACTGGCAAATCATAGATAATATGCGTGGTATGCCTGTCGGTTCTGCTGACGCGGAACTACAAGCAAATTTATCTAATGCAGAATCATCTGCTGACTATGTTTCACCTAATGCTACTGGGTTTCAAATTGTATCTACAAGCACTGAAGTAAACACAAGCGCTTCAACCTACATCTACCTCGCCATCCGCCGTGGCCCGATGCGAACGCCTACGAGTGGGACGCAGGTGTATGCGCCAACGCTGACGGTGGATACGACCGGTCAACAAATCAACACAGGGTTTCCTGTCGATTTGCAAATAGAAGCCTACCGACCAGGCGGCGGCAACAACTACGTGTTTGATCGCCTGCGGGGGATTTCCACGAACAGCACTGAAGCCGGTATGGCGCTGTTTACAAACAGCACCGGAAGTGAGTCCGCGATTGCGTTTACTCGCTACTTCAACAACACAGGCTTTCAGCAGCCTAGCGGCTCTACGGTGGCTGGCGGCTATATCAACTGGAACTTCCGCCGCGCCCCCGGATTCTTTGACGTGGTTTGCTATACGGGGAACGGGGTTGCTGGGCGTACTGTTGCACACAGTCTTGGCT